GATTAGATAGACCAGAATATATTGGTGGTTCTAGAAGTTCGGTAATTTCGAGCGAAGTTCTACAGACTTCTTCCACTGATTCTACTTCTCCTCAAGGTAACTTAGCTGGTCACGCTATTGGTCTTTCAGATTCTTACTGTGGTAAATACGCTGTAAAAGAGTTCGGTTTAATAATGACTATTATGTCAGTTATGCCCCGACCAGCATATCAACAGGGAATCCAACGTGCCTGGCTCCGCAAAACTCCTCACGAATTTTTCTTTCCAGAATTTGAGTCCCTTTCAGAACAAGCTGTATTAAATGCCGAAATTTACGCCTCTGCAAGTGGCACAGATAATAATGACATATTCGGTTATCAGGGCCGATTCGATGAATTACGATATTTACCAAATCAGGTCTGCGGTGAGATGAGAGAACTTTTCGATTACTGGCATTTAGGAAGAAAATTTTTATCCCTTCCTCTTCTTAATCAATCATTCATTGAATGTAACCCGGAAGATACAAAAAGAATCTTCGCTGTTCAAGATGAACCAGGTTTAATAGTTCAATTTGCAAATATAATAAAAGCCATTCGCCCATTACGGAAAATGGCCATACCAGGGGTATAAAAATGGAATTTAAAACAAAATGGAATTCAATCCCGACTTACTCTATCCCAAATTCCGGAGAAATCAAAGTTGAAAAAGCCGGATATATTCCTATAAGAGATCAAATAAATCAAATGCTTCTTGCAGGGAGGCGACTTAATGAATACAGAAAAGAGTTCTACGACTCTACCAATCCTCGTGATGATATTGATGTTGATCCTACTCGGTCCCCTGACTATGATCTTGCTGATGCATTTACCGACTCCCATGTTTTGGAAGAAAAGTTTATTGAATCCAAAAAAAATCGGACTGAAAGAGAGAAAGAAGATACTAAAAAAGAGCCGGAAAAGGCTCCCCATAACGCCTCGGACGTCTCCGAAATACCGGAGGTTGCCGATTAATTTCTAACTGGCTTCCCCCTGTAAAAAGGGGGAAGCCAGTTTTTCTATATTGCTCCCTTGATAGCAATATAGTTTAATGACACTCAGTGTCAAAAACTTAAAAAAGGAGAAAAAAATGGACCCTTTATCAGCTTTCGGAATAGGTTCCGGACTTTCAGCAGCAGCCGGAGTATTTCAAGGCGCAATGAATTATAAAATGCAAAAAAAGAACCTTGCCTGGCAAAAATATGTACAAAGAAATCAAATGCAAATGAGAGCAAATGACATGCAATTAGCTGGCTTATCCAAAACCCTCGCTGCTGGTTCGCCTGGTCCTGTTGTTAGCACTCAAGCCCCACAAATGCAAGGTCTCCCAGAATCAGTAAATAATGCTTTTGATGTACTCACTCAAGGTGCAGTATACGAAAAGACAAAAATGGACACTAAAGCCTCCGCTATGATGGCCACTAAACTCGGTGCAGAGGCAAGTTTAGCATCACAAAAAGCAAGATTACAAAAACATGATGCTGATCTCATGCAAGGAAAACCTTTTCTCTACACACATCCTTCTATGGTTGGCTCAATTACCAGAGATATTACCAATGCTGGTAAACCTGCAGTAAAATATATCAAAAACAAAGTTCAAAATTTAAAAGATTCCTACATGGAAAATGTAGGATTACCTTTTGAACGAAAAGTAAGAGACGCAAAAAATTATTTTTTCGGAAAAACGAAAAAAACAGGAGGTAAATAATGCGAAATAGACGCCGTTCAAATCGATCTAAAAGAAACTATGGCCGCCGATCATCCCGTCGACGTTCAAAGTCTCGGTCAATTTCTCGTTACGGTGCAAGCCGTGGCGGAATAAGGCTATAAAATGGATTGTCCAAAACCCATAATTATCCGAACCGACAGCAACCCTAACGGGTTGCTGGTTGGTTGTGGTAAATGTGCTTTATGTCGAATTCAAAAAAGACGGGAATGGTCTATGCGAATGGTACATGAAAGAGGTTATCATGATTCATGCATGTTTCTAACCTTAACTTATAACGATGAAAATCTGCCCTATCACTACCCAGAAACAGCTAATAATCGACCAGTATATCCAACTCTGGAAAGAGAAGCATTACAAAAATTCTTTAAACGACTTCGGAAACAACTTCCAACTGACAAAAAAATCAAATATTTCGCCTGTGGTGAATATGGCCCTAAAAATCAACGCCCACACTATCATGCAATTATATTTGGTCTTGACCCTTTATCTAAATTCGATAGAGAATTAATAAAATCTGCCTGGCAGCTATGCGACTGGTCAAAAGAAATCGAAGAAGGTTCTTTCGGATTTGTATCTGGCGCATCAATCGACTATGTATCTCAATATGTCGCAAAAAAACACTCAGGAAAAAAAGCAGACGATCTATACAAAGCATTAAATCGAGAAAATGTTTTTTCATTAAAATCCAATGGTATTGGAAAACAATTTGCTCTCGATAATAAAAAATATCTATATCAACAAAAATTAACTTATAATGGAAGCCCTGTTTCTATCCCTCGTTACTATATAAAATTATTAGATCTCCCCCCTGAACCAAGAATTTTAAAATCCTTCGAAGAAGAATGTGCTCTCGTAAAATCTATTACTGGGTACGACATGACAATCGAAGAGCTGAGAAAAAAAGACTATAGTCAATATAAAAAATATACACAAAAAAAATGTAACTCAGCGCGTCAAAAACTTAGAGAGTACCACACTAAACAAGAGCACATAAATAATAAAAAATTATAAAAAACTCTAAAAAAATTCTTGACTTAAAACCTGACAAATGGTACATTTGTTAGGTCGGCAAGCGGAAGCGCGGCAGATAAAAAAAACTAACGAGGTGTTAACATGATTAAAAAACGTAAAACTGCAAAGGATTTAATCGAAGGTTCTCAAGAATCAACAATGCTTATCTACACTATCAAAGATACTGTATCTCAAGACATCGGCCCGTTGTTCGAGTCTGTATCAGATGATGTAGCCTGTCGTAAAATTGCACATGATCTATCAAGTATGCCTCCGTCCCTGGTGAACGATTATGAATTGTATTGTATCGGTTATGTAAAGAGGGGCGCTGGCGAAGTTAAACTTCAATATGAAGAAGCCCGCATAGTTGACTTTCGTCCTCTCTGGCACGTTCTACAAGGTATCCGTAAGGCTCAAGACGAAAAAGCAAATAAAAAAGCCCTGGAGGCCGTAAATGAATCAAATTAATTTAAATAATAAAGATTTATCAGTAATTACGCTTGCTTTAAGGGAAGAAATAAAGCATCTTAAAAAAGTACTTGATATATATAAAAATGCTACATGTTGCGATGATCTACGACAAAAAAATGAAACTTTGTCCGAAATAGATTACACTGAAAAATTACTTAATCAAATAATGGAGGTTAAACAAAATGTCTAAAAATACTACTTTTCAATTGACCGGGGGTATGTCTCCCGGTCGTTCTGCTTTCGATCTATCCCATGAAAAAAAGTTTACTTGTGATATGGGTCAGCTTATTCCGGTACTGTGCATGGAAGTTGTACCTGGTGACCATATCACTCTTGGAAACCAGGCTGTTACAAGATTTCAACCTACCGTCGCTCCAATCATGCATGAAATTTCTATATTTACTCATTCCTTTTTCGTTTCGTATGACAATATGTGGAATGGTGATGGTACTGATAACTGGGAATCCTTTATTACTAAAGGTGTGTCTGGCGATCTCGATATATCTCCCCCAGAATGGAATCCGACTCCGTTTACGCCATATGACCCTGGCCCTCCCATAGTTCCTTATGCGGCCAATGGGAATGGAGTTGGCTCTCTATGGGATTATTTGGGTTTACCGACAGAGGTAGTTCCAACTGATTCTCTCCCACTTGATTTTCCGAGAATTGCTTATAATATGATTTATAACGAATACTATCGTGACCAGAACCTAATCAATGAAGTATCTTTGGACAATGAAGATATTCTCCTACGGGCCTGGCTTAAAGATTATTTCAGTTCTTCACTTCCCTGGCAACAACGAGGCACAGCGCCTTCCTTTCCGGTTTCTGGACTGACAAGTGCTGTTTGGGATTCTTCTAAATTTGATGGCACAGGTTTACCAGGCTCACAACAAAGTCCCTATTATAATCAAGTTGGGACTGACCCTGTAGCTTATTTTTCAAATACTGGAAGTTCGGGTAACATGGAAGGTATGTTAAACGATAATGTTGTTGATTTATCTTCAGCAACTACTTTTACAATTGCTGATTTCCGCCTGGCATTAGCCATTCAACAGTGGCAAGAAAGAAACGCTAGAGGCGGTGTCCGCATGACTGAATTCCTCCGGCAACATTTTGGTGTATCACCAAAAGACGAAAGATTAGATAGACCAGAATATATTGGTGGTTCTAGAAGTTCGGTAATTTCGAGCGAAGTTCTACAGACTTCTTCCACTGATTCTACTTCTCCTCAAGGTA